CGGAATCTGATGATGACTCTGAGGAGTAAAAAAAAACTATTGTCAAACGACTTAAATTATTTAAATGACCAAAACACTAATTGTTGATGGTAACAACTTATTAAAAATTGGATTTCACGGAGTTAAGGATTTCTATAATGATGGGGAACACATTGGTGGGACTTGGCATTTCCTTAATACAATCCGTAAATTTTTAGAGGAAACTAACTTTAACAAAGTTATGGTTTTTTGGGATAGTGATACAAACTCATCCCAAAGAAAATTAATCTACCCCAAATATAAGATGAATCGTAAATCTTCTCCTGATAATAAGGAGAAGACAGATTCATTTAACAAACAAAAAACAAGGGTTAAACAATATCTTGAAGAGATGTTTATAAGACAATTGGAGGTTGAGAATTCCGAAGCGGATGATCTTATCGCCTATTACTGTCAGATCTCATTAGATGAGGTTAAAACGATATTCTCGTCCGACAAAGACTTAACTCAATTAATATCAGAAACAGTAATAATATATTCCCCAAACCTAAAATCATATTATAAGTTTGGAGACAATATTAAGTTCAAAGATTGTTCAATACCACATTATAATATTAAAACATTTAAGATTGTTGCTGGTGATACATCGGACAATATTGATGGTATTAGTTTAATGGGGGAGAAAACTTTAGTTAAATTATTTCCTGAAATACTTGATTCGGAAATAAGTTTTACTGATATTTTAACAAGAGGTAAGAAATTATTGGAAGAACAAGGTAAAAGTGTTGTTTTAAATAATCTAATAAGTGGAAAAACGAAGGAGGGGATTCTTGGGGAAAAGTTCTACGAGATAAACAAGATATTGGTTGATTTATCTGAACCACTTATAAGTGAAGAGGGTAAGGAGATGGTTAAACAATATTATTCGGAAAGTTTAGATCCTGATGGTAGGGGTTATAGAAACTTAATGAAGATGATGATGTCGGACGGATTTTTTAAGTATTTACCAAAACGTGACGATGCTTGGGTTGGATTTATAAAACCATTTTTAAAATTAACAAGAAAAGAAAAAACAATTTACAAAAACAAAAAAACAAATTTATGAGAGATCAAGATTTTACAAAAGTGGAATTCCTTTTAAAGTGTAATGAGAACATTGTTGTTCAGAGATTCTTTAATGTAAGGGGTTTTAATCCTGAATCAAAAAATTCATTGGATATTCATAATTATATTACCGATTTATGTCGTCAATTTAATTATAGTATGAAGATGAAAACTGTTGTCTATATGATGGACAACCAATATGAAATTCAGGAAAATCCTGACATCTTAAATACATCAAATACGGATGGTGATGAGAATTTTAATTTAATAATTAGGATTGGAGATATGACAATTTGTCATAGAGTATTTGACGCGAAAGTGTACCCACCAAAGGTAAGATACACCGTAGACCTACGTCCGCAACTAAAAGGTATCTTATCTGACTTGACTGACATTTTTTCAGGCAAAAATTTTAATACAGAGTATGGAGGATTTAGTTTAGTTTGATAGTATTTATCTTTACGAACGAATAAAAAACATATGGCGACAAACAAAAATTTTGATTATTTAGGGAACAATTTTCAGATTCAATTATTGAATCAAATCATTTTGGATAAAGAATTTTCACACTCAATTATTGATGTGATTGAGACTGGTTATTTTGAAAACAAATATTTTAAAATAATTATTCAGATGATTAGAGAGTATTATAAAAAATACGATCACACACCATCATTTGACACATTAGAACAAGTGGCAAAATCTGAATTACAACAAGAGATAGCATCCAAGATTGTTTTGGATATGATTAATAAAATCAAGGATGCACCTATTGATGGGGGGGATTTTGTACAAGAGAAAGCACTTAAGTTTTGTAAACAAGAGGAAGTAATTAAAGTTATGGGTAAGGCTCAAAAAATCATTGATGGTGGTGAGTTTGAGAGTTATGATACCATAGAACAAATGTTTAGAGAAGCATTACAAGTGGGTGAAAAAAACACAAATATGGCAAGTGTTTTTAGTAACATAGACCAAGTGTTAGATGATGATTACAGACATCCAATTCCAATGGGAATCCCAGGAATTGACAGATTACTAAAAGGTGGTTTGGCTAAAGGTGAGATTGGGGTTATATTGGCACCGACTGGTGTTGGTAAATCAACTTTATTAACTAAGATTGCGAACCACGCATTTAACTTGGGAAATAATGTGATACAGATCTTTTTTGAGGATAACCCAAAGATTATTCAGAGAAAACATTACACACTTTGGACAAAGATTCATCCTGACGAATTGTCAGAAAAAAGAGATGAGGTTATCCAAAGAGTTAAAGAGATTGAGGATTCTATGCCGAACAAATTAATTATGCAAAAGTTGCCCTCAGATACGGTAACGATGCTTCAAATTAAGAATCAAATTAGAAAAATAATTGCGGATGGTACCAAAATAGATATGGTATTATTGGATTACATTGATTGTGTTGTTCCTGATAAGAATTTGGGTGATGAATGGAAGAGTGAAGGGTCTGTGATGAGAGGTTTTGAATCAATGTGTCACGAACTTGACCTTGTTGGGTGGACTGCAACACAAGGTAATAGAAGTTCAATATCATCTGAAGTGGTAACTACAGACCAAATGGGAGGATCAATTAAGAAGGCACAAGTTGGTCACGTAATTATCTCAGTTGCAAAAACATTACAACAAAAAGAATTAAAATTGGCAACAATTGCAATAACAAAATCAAGAATTGGTGATGATGGTATTGTATTTGAAAATTGTAAATTCGACAATGGTATGCTAGATATTGATACCGAAAGTTCTATGACATTTTTAGGTGTTGAAGAACAAAAAGAAGATAGACAACGTCAACGAGTTAAAGAGTTGATGGAGAAAAGAAAACAAAAAGAACAATAAAACAAATAATAATTAAAACTATGGACGCATCACAAAAGATTTTATCGGATCTAACAGTTTATATGAAGTACGCAAAATTTGTACCGGAATTAAATAGACGTGAAACTTGGGGAGAATTGGTAACCCGAAACATTAATATGCATATTAAAAAATACCCATCACTTGAGAGTGAAATAAGAGAGGTATATAAGTATGTTTACGACAAAAAAGTATTACCATCAATGAGATCAATGCAATTTGGTGGAAAACCAATTGAAATATCACCTAACAGAATATATAATTGTGCTTATTTACCAATTGACAATTTAGAGGCATTTTCAGAATCAATGTTCTTATTATTAGGAGGAACTGGTGTTGGGTATTCAGTACAAAAACATCACGTTGAAAAACTTCCTGAGATTAGAAAACCAAGTGAAAACAGAAAGAGACGATTCTTAATTGGGGATTCTATTGAAGGATGGGCAGATGCGATTAAGGTTCTATTCAAATCTTATTTTGGAGAACAAGTATCAACACCTGATTTTGATTTTTCGGATATCAGACACAAAGGAGCTCAACTTGTAACATCAGGAGGTAAGGCACCTGGTCCTCAACCACTTAAAGATTGTTTACATAAATTAACAGGTATTTTATCATCAAAAGAAGATGGTGATAGATTAACACCGATTGAAGTTCACGATATGGTTTGTCATATTGCTGATGCGGTTCTTGCTGGTGGAATTAGAAGAGCGGCATTAATTTCCTTGTTCAGTGCTGACGATCAAGAAATGATTTCTTGTAAATCAGGGAGTTGGTGGGAAAATAATCCACAGAGAGGTAGAGCAAACAATTCAGCGGCATTATTAAGACATAAAATTACTCACGAGTTCTTTATGGATTTATGGAAACGTATTGAGGCTTCAGGTGCAGGTGAACCAGGAATTTATTTTACAAATGATAAAGATTGGGGAACAAATCCTTGTTGTGAAATCGCATTAAGACCTAATCAATTCTGTAATTTATGTGAGGTAAATGTTTCTGATATTGAATCACAAGAAGATTTGAATAATCGTGTTAGAGCGGCAGCATTCATTGGAACATTACAAGCGGGTTACACTAATTTCCATTATTTAAGAGATGTTTGGAAAAGAACAACTGAGAAAGATGCCTTAATTGGTGTTTCTATGACAGGAATTGGTTCTGGTGTTGTTTTAGGTTATAATATGAAAGAAGCGGCAAAAATCGTTAAGGAAGAAAATGAACGAGTTGCAAAATTAATTGGTGTTAATAAATCTGCAAGAACAACAACAGTAAAACCTGCTGGGACAACATCATTAACATTAGGGACATCTTCAGGTATTCACGCTTGGCATAATGATTATTACATTAGAAGAATCCGTGTTGGTAAAAACGAATCAATTTATAAGTATTTAAGTGAAAATCACCCTGAATTAGTTGAAGACGAATTCTTTAGACCTCACGATACTGCAGTTATTTCGGTTCCACAAAAAGCACCTGAAGGGGCTATTTTAAGAACTGAAAGTCCGTTCCAACTATTGGAAAGAGTTAAAAAGGTAACACAAGAGTGGGTACGACCAGGACATAGAGGAGGTTCAAATATGCATAATGTTTCAGCAACAATTAGTTTAAAACCTGAAGATTGGGACATGGCTGGAGATTGGATGTGGGATAATAGAGATTTTTACAATGGTTTATCTGTTTTACCACACGACGGAGGG